GAGCTCCTCTCTACCGTTTCGAACAAGGATACATGTACACTCCGCACGTATCTCTTTCGCATGAAGGGTCAGGTACCGGGACAGTGTAGAACACTGTTTACCGGGGAGGCACCCTGACATTATAATCGGTATGTTGGATACGAGTCCGCTATCCGGTTCCTGAGTCATATGCGCTGCAGCATACAACTCGGATATTCGCTCAGGAGTCGCATGGCGACTTCCGACCTTGAATTCTTCAACGGCTCTGCCATACTCGGTATCGGCATTACCCTGAACCTTTCGTTGGCCAAAGTAGAGGCCAAGGTTGAGGTAATCGATCCGGAAGGGATGATCATCTCTCCGAAGATCACAGTGGACGGAAGTGCTATTAGCATTTGCGTACACCGGATGATGATATGCCTTACCAGGTGTCATCTGGAGTCCAACTTCTGAGGAAATTTGGACGTGTGACTTCCACAAACTCGGTGGAGCCACATAGAGCATATCATCCCCATTGATTAAAACAGCCTCAAGCCGGCTGTTAAGATCCGCATCGCGGTGGAACTCGTTCGTATTGAGCAAGTAAACACCAAGGTTTGCGAGGCAGAGAATGGGGAAGGAGAGGATAGAACCCATTAGTTGACCGGTCGTCTGGTCACCCCAATACTCAGGTTTCATATCTGAGTCAGGGTACCAGAGTCGATGGGGACCGAGAACTTGCATTGCGAGGGCTTGAATGGCTTTCGGAAGACCGCGAATGACGCGAGAGAAAATCTGGCTGGAATACTTCCAACTCAGGTTGTCCGTTGCGGCACTATAGTCGACTGAGAACCACTCAAACTGCTCCCCGCTCGGTGATACTTTGAACCGACTTACTGCCTCAGTGGTAGTATAGTCGGCATCATAGTAGACATCATTGTCAACCTCCTCACGCCCGCTATGAGACGCGAGCTGGAGGACCTTGCTGAAGCGCGGTGTTAAAGTTAACAACTGGCTTGCACAGAAAGGTTCACCGAGAAGACGGAAGCATGGCAGATTTCGCAATGCACCGTGAAGTGCCTTCTGTAAGGGCCTGGCGACGTAGTAAGGTAAAGCTTCACCCTTACTAATCACCCTTACCTTGAAGGGCTCAAGTACAGCCTGGATGGTACAGTTCAATGAGCGCCAGAGCTCATGGCGTCGGAAGTGGCCTTCGACCTCATCAACGAAATCGGTGGCACCAGAAGGTGTCCTGACCTCGTTCACAAAATGAGTTCGTTGATAGCCACTGTCGGTTCTCCGAGACTGGTAAGAATCCGACATACTCCAAAGTTCACCATTCCAGTCACCATAATAGTGAGTGGTACCGGGTTCAAAGCCTGGATCGACTTCTACAACCTCGGTAGGCTTCCATTTTGAGAGCAAACCCGCCATCTCTCCAAGGTAACGAGCAGCACCACCACGACGGCGTGTCTTTTGAAAACACGCGTTGTGGGAGGCTTGCATATAGGAACCTTGGGGTCTCCGGCTATTGTAGTCGTTGGCGACTACAGCAGCAATCTCATCGAGCAGACCCGTAAAATGGGGCTGTGACATGATCTTGTCGATTGTGACATCGACACCCTTATCAGGAGCAGACAGCTGCTGATAATGCTCGCGATAGGTTTCGCGAACAAACTTGTCAGATGCCTGCAAAGAGCATCGCTTAGCCTGAAGCCAGGAATACCACAAATGCGTGTTTTTCCTGTTAAAGGCGACAAGTCGGGACTTGAACCAACCCCTGAGAGGACCTGAGAAACTGGGTTTCAGATCGGGGGGATTCGGAGCTTCATTCCGAAGATATCTTGCCATTGGGTAGGCCAGCAGGTATTTCGCCCGCTTAAGCCAAACCTTCTCGTCGATTGACGAGTCGAGATATCTTCGGACCTGCTTTTCAAGGCAGGTGCGGACTTCGAGGCTTGCACCATGATGGTGGAAGACCTCTACGAGTCCGCGGAGAAGTGCTGTGGTACGATGGGTCACAGGGACGTCCGTAAGGACGGCCCCCTCCCTCACCGCAGTTAGTACCGGGACTGCGGTGGCCTCGATTCTTTCGAGGGCTGTTGTGGTCTCGTACGATCCATCAGTACACATAGTATTTGATGGTTGCGTAGCCAGTGTTTGAGAACACATTTGGAGATGATGCTTTTGTTCCTTGATTGGGATGAGAGC